GACCGGGAGAGCGGACAGGCCCCTGTCGAGCCGAGTGAGCCCAGCGCCCCCGGCACAGCGCCGGCTGCCCAGGACGCGCCCGCCGCGCCCCAGGGGCGGAACTTCAAGGACGAGGTAGCGGAGCTGCTGAGTGTCCGCCCGGATCTGCGGGGCGCGCAGCTGCCCCAGGAGGTGGTGAACGCCTGCGTGCAGGACGGGAAACGCCTGTTTATCGCCTATTCGGAATACGAGCGTCAGCAGGAGAAGGCCGAGAACGAGCGCCTGGCCAAACGGGTCAAGGTGCTGGAACAGAACGCGGCTGCGGCCGCACGCAGTCCGGTCAGCGGCGTCAGTGGCGGCGGGGCGACCGACACCAAGCCAAAGGATGATTTCCTCCTGGGCTTTGACGCGGACGACTATTAAGGGCTGCGCGGATATGAGAGGAGAATAAGAAATGGCTGGCAAAAATCTGGCGACCAAGTACGCCAAGCAGGTGGACGAGAGATTCCACAAAGAGTCCCAGGCCATGATGGCCCTGAACAACAACTATGAGTTCACCGGCGCGGAGACCGTCAAGGTGTACTCCATCCCTGTGGTGCCCATGACCGATTACAAACGCAGCGGCGCGGATCGGTACGGCACCCCCAACGACCTGACCCGAAACGTGCAGACCATGACGGTGAAGCGCGACCGCTCGTTTACGTTCATCATCGACAAGGGAGACAAGCTCCAGAGCCAGATGGTGTCCGACGCGGGCAAGGCGCTGTCCCGGCAGCTGCGGGAGGTCTGTGTGCCTGAGTTTGACACCTATGTGTTCAACACCTTAGCTGCCGCCGCCACCGCCCGGGGCGCGTTCAGCGACACCGCGATCACCAAGAACAACGCCTATGAGAAGTTCCTGGAGGGCCAGGAGTGGCTGGGCAACCGCAACGTCCCCGACAAGGGCCGGGTGTGCTTCTGCTCCTACCGGTTCGCCAACTTCCTGAAGCAGGACCCCGCCTTCATGCAGTACGGCGACAAGGCCCACGACATGGCCGCCAAGGGCGTGATCGGCGAGGTGGACGGGTGCAAGATCGTCAAGGTACCCTCCAGCCGTCTGCCCGCAGGCGCGGCCTTCCTGCTGACCCACCAGGTGGCGGCTACCGCACCCAAGCAGCTGGAGGACTATAAGATCCACGACAATCCCCCCGGCGTGTCCGGCTGGCTGGTAGAGGGCCGCATGATCTACGACTGCTTTGTGCTGAACGAGAAGGCGGACGCCATCTACTACCACGGCAGTCAGGCTGTGCTGAAGAACTTAGTGGTGTCCACCGCCGCTACGGATACCGGCAAGTCCACCATCATGGTGAACGCCGAGCTGGAGGGCGCGAAGCGCTACTATGTGACCGCCAAGGACGCCGCCTCCCTGGTGAGCGTGGAGTATGGCACCGCCATTACCACCTCCGCCTGGAAGGAGCTGACCGGCAGCGCCCTGGAGATCACGCCCACGTCCGGCCATACGGTGGTGCGCGTGGTCGAGGTGGACACGGACAGCAAGCCCATCGCTTCCGGCGACAGCGTGCTGAACATCGGCTAAACAAGCGCCCAGTGAGAGGGGCCCCGGCGCCGGGGTCCCTCTTTGCTATACAGAGGGAGTGCATTCACAGTGAATTACGGACAAGTGCGGGACAGGGCGCTGCAGCTGATCGACCAGTATTCTGTGGCCGGGACGCAGGTGGTTCTGTCCTATAACAACCAGGCCGACTATGTGGCGAAGATCCCTGGGCTGATCAACGACGCCCTGGAGCTGCTGTTCACCTCCTACCGGAAGATCCGCGCCTCGGCGGCGCTGCCCACCCTGTCCACGGTGCAATTCGGGGACGTGACGGCATATGTGCTGCCGGACGACTTCTGGCAGATGAGCAGCGCGGGCATGGTGACCTTTGACCGGGAGGGGCGGCTGGTGCGCTGGCACCGGTACCATCTGCTGGAGGATCGGATGTTCGTGCTGGACGGCCCCGCGCCTCAGCCGCTGATAGTGGAGTACTACCGCCACCCCCATCTGCTGGACGCAAAGCCCCAGGACGAGGAGCAGCTGGACGGCCTGGTGGAGATGCAGATGGTGATCCCCTACTATGTGGCGGCCCACCTGGTTATCTTGGACAACGCCTTTGCCTACAGCGCCTTTTACAATGAGTTTGAGTCCAGGGCCTCCCGGCTGGTGGAGGTTCCTCAGGCGGAGTGCAACACCGTGGAGGACGTGTACACGCCGCCGGACGGGGGAGGTGACAGCTGGTGTATGTAGATCTGGACGACCTGCCCACACCACCGAAGGAATATGTGATCGACCTGCCCCGGCTGGACGGGGGGCTGAATCTGTGGGATCTGGACTACCGGATGGACAAGAACCAGTCACCGGATATGCAGAACCTGTATTGGCTGGACGGCTCGCTGGGCTGCAGGCCGGGGCAGAGCTGGGTCACCGGGGCGCAGGACCTGGGCGTGGGCTACACCTGCTATAAGGACCTGTTTTGGGGGAAGGCCTTTTTCCACATTGGAGACAGCCTGTACTACCTGGACGCGGAGGAGGCGGAGCAGGCCAGCGACGGCAGCGAGCTGGCACTGACGCGGCTGCTGGAAGGTGTGCCGGAGAACCGGGGCACCTTCTTCCGCTACGGGGACGCCCTGTACTACAAGAACCGGGGTGGCTATTTCCAGATCGACTACGGGGAGGACGGCAGCTTTTCCGCGGGGCCGGTGGAGGCCTACGTGCCTATTACCTACATCAACATGGAGCCAACCACCCACGCGGGGGATGAGTACCAGCCGGAGAACCGGCTGAGCGCCAGCCAGACTGTGTGGTACTCCGTGGTCGAGGGGGTGACGGAGTACGCGCTGCCCGTCACGGAGCTGGACAGCGTGGACAGGGTGGTGGTGGACGACACGGAGCTGACTGAGGGGGCGGACTACACGGTGGATCTGGAAACCGGGGTTTTGACTTTCGCGGAGGAGCCAAAATTTCACGAGCCATACAGCGCAAACACGGTGCGGGTCACGTTTTCCAAGGCCAACTCGGACGCCTACAACAGCGTGATGGACTGCCCCTACGCGGCGGTATACGGCGGCGACCAGAACGTGTGCGTGGTGGTGGGGGGCTGTCCGGCCCAGCCCAACGCCTACTTCTGGTGCGGCAACCATGTGGCCATGGATCCCGGCTACTTCCCCTTTGAGCAGTATAACCTGGCGGGGGACACGGAGGAATCGATCACCGGCTTTGGCAAGCAGCAGTCCATGCTGGTGATCTTCAAGGAGCACAGCGTGGGACGGGCCAGCTTCGGCACCCAGGAGATGGACTCCGGGCGGGTGCTGCTGACCATGAACTACACCCGGATCAACGACCGGATCGGGTGCGATCTGCCCTGGAGCATCCAGCTGGTGGAGAACAACCTGGTGTTCTGCAACACGGAGAGCGGGGTGTATCTGCTCAAGGACAGCACCTCAGCCTATGAGAACAACCTGGTCAGCCTGAGCCGGAATGTGAATGGCACGGGGCTGAAGTCCGGCCTGCTGGACCATGTGCGTGAGGGGGATGTGACCACCAGCTTCAACGACGGCACCCGCTACTGGGTATGCGCGGACGGGGTGGCCTACTTGTGGGATTATGAGGTCAGCGCGTACACGGACCCCAGCTGGTTCTACTTTACCAACCTCCAGGCGGTGGCCTTCTTCCGAAAGAATGAGAACGCCTTTCACCTGAACGACGCCGGGCGGGTCACGGCCCTGCGGCCCACCTATCTGGACTACGGCGGGGGTATCCCCAAGGTGTATCAATTCGCAGCCCAGACTCTGGGGGACTACGACCGGCTGAAGGACGTACTCAGTGTGGTCTTCGCGGTGCGCTCGGACACCAACAGCGTGATCCGGGTCACCTACCTGACCGACTACGAGCAGCGGGAGGATCTGACGCCCATCCGGGCATTCTCCTGGGTGCTGGCCCCCAGAGACCTGACCCGCCGGTATCTGGCGGTCACGCGCTTCGCCACGGTGGCCCGCCGCAGACCCGGGACGCGCCATGTACGGCATTTTTCCATGCGGCTGGAGAACAGCGACCCGGCCACCGATATGTCGGTGATCTCGGCGCAGATCTACTACCGCTACCAAGGGAGGGACAGATAAATGGCATTAGATTCCCTGGAGTTTACCAAGGATTGGACCGACCCGGAGGATTTCCCCACCTACGAGCCGGATGAGAAGCAGGTGCGCGCGGATCTGCAATACCTCCACAACGAGATCCGGGACTTTCTGAATTCCATGGTGCAGACCCTGAACGAGCAAGGCGCCGTCCACCTGGGCGCGCTGGACGGAGACGGGGACGGCAATACAACGAGTATTCAGGCGGCTTTGGAGTCTCTGAGACAGTCCGTGGTCCAGTCCGGCAACGTGCCGGTGGGCGGCGCGTCCGGCGCTGTGCTGCAGAAGAAATCCGACACGATGTACGACCTGGAGTGGCGCAGCGTATTCGCCAGCGTCTCCTTTACCGAGGCGGACTGGATGCTGGTGGAGGAGAGCGTGGAGACGGAGGAGACGGACACGACGGCCACGACGGAAGAGACCGCGGAGACGGCAGAGGCGTCCGACGAGGTCGACGACGGGGCGGAGACAGAGGACACCGAGGCGGCGGACGAGGCGGAAAAGCGCGTGTGGTACGAGCTGGTCATCCCCGCGACCCAGCACAAGCGCCGGGACGAATCCTACGGCTGTCAGCTGCGGCACAGGGTGGACGGTGTGCTGAAAAGCAACACCTGGGCGGTCTTAGGAACCGGCCACACCTATGACAGCGTGACCGGGGAGATTACGCTGCGTTCGGCGGACGCCTACGACGGGGAAGCGCTGTTCTTCAGCGCATAGGAGGCGAGAGGATGTCGATCATTCTGACGGCGGGGCCGGGGAAGCTGGACCTGACCCGAGGGGAGCATATTCTGGAGGGCAGCGTTCCGGGCAACACAGTAGAGTACCGCTTTTTGACCGGGGACGACACCTGGACGGGCATGGCGCTGGTGGGCTGCGTGGCGACCCGGCTGGGCACCTGGGGCGTGGTGCTGGACGAGCGGCGCCAGTGCCAGATCCCGTGGGAGGCCCTTGCCAAGGGGGCTGCGGGCAGCTTCCTCCGGTTCGGCCTGTACGGGGTGGATCAGGACGACCAGGGCGTGATCGTTCGGGAGACCGTGTGGGTCCAGGCGCCCTTCGCGGTGCTGCCCGGCCCGGACGACGCCCAGCCCAGCGCCGACCCGACGCCGAGCCAATATCAGCAGATGCTGTCCGAGGTGGCCAAGGTGGTCAAGCGCATGGACACCCTGGACACCAAGGAGGCCAACGTGCTGGCCCAGGCCCAACAGGTGGACGAGCTATCCGAACAGCTGATCGCGGACGCCCAGAGCGCCCGGGGCAGTGCAAAGGCGGCGCAGGAGGCGCAGCAGGCGGCGGGAGAGAGCGCGACACGGGCCGAGCAGGCCGCCGTCCGACAGCCGATCCCCCGCGCAGACACCGGGACCTGGTGGGCATGGGACACAGAGACGGGGAGCTACGCCGACACTGGCGTGGCGGCCACCGGCCCCATCGGCCCCCAGGGCATGAAGGGCGATACTGGAGCGACAGGGCCGCAAGGCCCCAAGGGCGACACTGGGGCGCAGGGGCCGCAGGGCGAGAAAGGCGACACCGGGGCGCAGGGGCCACAGGGTCTGAAGGGCGATACTGGAGCGACAGGCCCGCAGGGTCTGAAAGGTGACACTGGCGTAACTGGGCCGCAGGGGCCGAAAGGCGACACTGGGCCGCAAGGCGTCCAGGGCATCCAAGGCCCCCAGGGGGAGAAGGGCGACGCCTTCACCTACGCTGACTTTACCGAGGAGCAGTTGGCCGCCCTGACCGGCCCCCAAGGCCCCAAGGGCGATACTGGGGCGCAGGGGCCGCAGGGCGAGAAAGGCGATACTGGGGCGCAGGGACCGCAGGGCATTCAGGGCGTCCAAGGACCTCAGGGGGAGAAGGGCGATGCCTTCACCTACGATGACTTTACCGAGGAGCAGTTGGCCGCCCTGACCGGCCCCCAAGGCCCCAAGGGCGATACTGGGGCGCAGGGGCCGCAGGGCGAGAAAGGCGACAAAGGGGAAGCCGGATGCTACGCCACCTGCGGCACAGCTGGGTCGACCCAGGCCAAGGTGGCGACGGTGGTGTCCGGGGAGTTCGCTTTAACCACGGGGCAGCGGGTGGCGGTGAAATTCGCCAACGCCCAGCTCTACAACGGTCAGCCCACGTTGAACGTGGACGGCA